CCGTTAGTACCATCAGTTGTTGGCAACGTAAAGGTATTAACAAAAGATGTCAGATTGCTGTCGTATGCTTGAACATCTGTGCCAATCGTTAAACCTAACGATGTCTTTAGCGTAGCGCCTGACTCAACAACAAAGTTAGTACCATTTCCAATTATAACACCATTGTCTGTTGGTGTTAACCCAGCAACGTCAGCCAATTGAGCATCATAAGCTTGAACAGAAGTTCCAATGTTGGATGCCACTAGGACATTGCTGCCCTCAACTGCAATTACTCCAGCAGATACCCTAGTAACTGTGGTATCTCCATTGCCGATATTGACTGCTGTAAACTGTGGACTATCTCCAGTACCTAAACCTAAACTTGTACGAGCAGTATCTCCAGACTCTGCTACGAAGTTAGTCCCATTGCCAACAATAAAGTTTCCATCAGTAACAGATAATCCTGCAACATCAGCAAGCTGAGCATCGTATGCTTGTACGTTAGTTCCAATAACTAAACCAAGCGTTGATTGTGCTGCAGTAGCATTTGCATCATCTACAAGACTTCTACCAAAAGATGTGAAGTCCGTGACTGCTGCTGTGCCTGACCCAGTAAAGTATGGAACTTTATCTGCAGCACTTGTAACTCCTGCAAGAGCAGCCAACTCAGCGTCATACGCTTGCACTGTAGTACCAATAGCAGCAGGTGCTAGATAATCAGTGCCAGCAGTAGCAGCAGTAAATGCGCTAGTGCCATTACCCTTAATAATACCAGTTAGTGTTGACGCTCCAGTACCACCATAAGCTACACCAACCTCAGTACCTTTCCATACACCAGTAGTGATCTCATTAGAGTCATTGATAGTTACACCACTGGTTTGAATAATCTTACCAGTGGTCCCATCAAAGCGAACAACAGTGTTATCGGTAGAAGAAGCCGGTCCAACTACGTCACCTGTACCACCGCCACCAGTAGCAACCGTAATCCATTCTGTGTCTGTAGCACCGGAATTGACAGCTAAAACTTTACCGCCATTCCCAGTATATGATGGAAGTAGATTAACACGAGCATTAGCTGCTGTGCTTGCACCAGTACCGCCATCAGCTACCGCTAGATCCGTAATACCAGTTACAGAACCACCAGTAATAGTGACATTACTTGCATCCTGCGTTGCTATAGTTCCAAGACCAAGACTAGTACGGGCAGTAGATCCTGATTCGGTTACAAAGTTAGTACCATCACCAACAATAAAATTACCGTCTGTTGGTGTTAAGCCTGCAACATCTGCCAACTGTGGGTCATACGCTTGAACATCCGTTCCAATCACCAAACCTAAAGTTGTACGTGCTGCAGAGGAATTAGCGTCATCAACTAAGCTTCTACCAAAGGAAGTAAAGTCAGCGACAGCTGCAGTACCAGAACCTGTAAAGTAAGGAACTTTATCGGCAGCAGAAGTAAGACCAGCAATAGCCGTTAGCTCAGCATCTAAGGGTTGTTTATTTCCTAACTGTGTTTGGATTGCAGAAGTAACACCACTAAGATAATTAATCTCCGTGCCTGTTGCTGTGATTGCTGTGCCATTTAAATCAATAGCATCTATATACGCAGTTCCATCAATATAGGCATCTTTAAATTCGAAAGTAGCACTTCCAAGATCATATGTATTATCTGTCTTGGGACTAAGGGCACTGCTGCTAGCTACAAACTCTTGAGAAGGACCAAGTTTAGTGATTGGTGCGCCATTAGCTGCTGTCCCATCATGAACGTGCCCAGTTGAAGCATGAAATGCCTGAACAATAGCATCAAATTCACCATCCAAGTCAGCAGCATTAATGACGTTGCCGTTAGCAATATTATTTAATGTGTCGTTACGAACATATCCTGCCATGATTATCGCCTATCAAAAGTAGAAAATTCTAATGTTGCTGCGTCTAGAGTAAACGGAGGATCTAGGCTGGTAGAATCAAATTGAAGAGATACAGTAAACCCAGAACCAACCACTTGAGTTTGAAATACTTTCTTTAGTTTTGTTCCGTATAATGACGTTCCATACGTAGCTGTAGAAGAACCATAAAAATAAACTATGCCAGTTGCGTTAGATAGCTTTATTGTATTGGGTTGAATTACACCAAACTCATCAAAATCTAATTTTAAGTTTGTATCAACATCTATACTGCCGGTAGGATCAATGTATAAAACCAACTTATAAAAAGCTTTACGTACCCTTGGGTCTCCAGCAGGTACAAAAGGAGTAGCAAAAGTTGCTTGTATCACACTTCCATCAAAGCTACTTCCACTTTCCATTTTATACACGTAGCCATCTTCGTTAGAAAATACTACTATCTCTACTCTTAAATTATAATCACTGTCTGCTACGTATGCTTTTATTCCACGAAGTTCTGCCCAACCAAAGTAAGTTCCTTCTGTCCCTGCTAACTGCGTTCCTAAAATTCCTGTAGCACTTGTTGCTGAAATGGTAGACTTATAACCAAACAAACGGTACTGAGATTTTTTCTTTATAACTACACTAGAAAAAGAAGAGTTAGCTGCTGTAACATCTGTAACTTCTTTTTGAATTGATTTAGAAACAACTGCTAAATTAAAATCTCCAATACGGTCTGTGGCGCTTAGCAGACGGAGTCCATCTGGACCAAGGAACATTAAGTCACCGCCAACCTCTTGAATTGTATCTGTATCTACGCAACCCATATTTCTGGTAATAGGCTGCAATACAAAATCTGCTACTGTGTTTCCAGTAAGCCTGTCTATTTTTTCTTCTGCAAAAATAATAAGCTGATCACGGAAAGAAACAATCCCAGTAATCTTACTTCCAACACTTATTACACCAGAACCATTTGCAGAATTAAAGTCACTGTCTGTATATGGGGAGGTAAAAGTTAATATGTCTCCCTTAGCAAAGAACATTTGATTTTTAAAAAATACAACATGTTCTGCACCAAGTACATCAGAAGGTGCGCTATTTAATTGTGTGTAAGTAGTACCGTCATATATAAAAGGATAGTTTGTACCGTCTACACCAGCAATCTTTTCTGTCGTGCCAATCCTGTACTTAGCAAATCTATTTTTTGTTGTTGCTGTTCTATTCGCAGTTAGCCAAGTAACAGCAGCATTGTCTGCAGGACTGCTTGCTAAATTGGGGCTTATCGATAATGTAGCTCCACCACTTGTTACCGTTGCTGTTGCTAGTACCGTGTAAATTAAATCTATCCCAGCTACGGTAAAGGTATCTCCAGCTTGTGGTATCCCAGTCAAACCATCAACGATTAAAGACCCACCAGTTTGACTTCCACCGTTTACTAGTACCGTTCCATAAGACGGAACATTGATTCTAGTCCAGCCTGATCCTGTTCCTTTATAAACGCTATTGTTACGAACTACAACTACATTGCTGTTCCATGTAGCAAGTCCTGTTATTAAACCTGTCTGACTTGTAAAAGTAACTGCTGCTTTATCCGCAGGACTACTAGCAAGACTTGTTGTAAGAGTTAACGTAGCACGTTTATTGGTTGCGCTATAAGAAACACCACCAGATGCAATCGTATAAGTACCAGTTACACCAGCAATAGTAAGTGTTGAACCTGCAACTGGTTCTTGAAACAGGTTTCCTATTATTAAAGTAGTTCCTGTCTGACTACCGCCGTGTACTTTCGGTTCTCCATAAGCAGGAACAAAAGCACTATCATACTTCTCGTATCCAGCTATACGAGTATAACCCCCCTCAATGGAAGGTTCAAAGTTCCGTAAAACTCTTGCTGAACCCGGGAGTTTAATGCCCTGTTGCAGAGGTGACAAGTCACTTATTAACCCCCCTCTGAAATCAAAAGCATACGTTGACCAACGGTCAGGCATTAGGCAATCCTGTAAACATAGGAAACTCTAGGTGCTGTTTCAATCATTGTAGAAGTTATATAGTCATACTGATTGATCAAGATGGTACGCATACTCTTTACGCCCTCTTTAAACTTCTCTTTCATGACAACAGCATCTTGTGTGTTTCCACGAAACATATAAGCATAGTACATTGCACCGTCAATAATTACGTGACGATACGCCTCTGGAACAACCGGCACATCACTGTATAGGGACAGATCTGTATTAGCTTTATAATATTCGTATGTTAATGTATACGCTTGATCTGGTAGAGGGGTTACTCCAAAATATAAATTTGGAGCACGAAATACGTAAAGAGGAACAGTTCTTATTCCTGTGCTAGTGTTATATTCTTGATCAACAAATCTTTTTAGATAGTCATCGTATGTAATTTTTTGTAATTTAGTTGTGGCTACATTTAATGTACTATTAAACTGAATACGAAAGCTTTCCATATCTGGGGACTTGCAATTGGATGGAAGAGCATAGCGAGTTGTTCCAGCTACTAGTGTTTCGTTCTGACTTGTAAAATTGAAAGGCCACTCAAACTGCTGTTGGTCAATGTCTTGAAGGGCAGCATTGACTGCATCTTTAGCGTGACCATAAAATCCAGCAGCAGCTGCAAAGTTAGATGACGTTAACTCAACTTCATTAAGCCGTTTATTAACATCATTAACTAAACCTAAAAAGTCATACGCCATTATTATTCCTTAGAATTGGTGCGCTTCTAGTACAGTGGTGTCCTGTAATAATTGGTAATCTTCTTTTGTCTTAATCTCATACGCATCTATGCTCTTATACTTTTTATCTAGTGCGTAGTGGTATCTGTTGTTCCCTATTACTACTCGCCAAGGAACATTTAAAAATTCTATTGGTGCTTTTATGAGGGTATCTAAATCCCCACCATCTTTTAATGCTTCTTCTTTACATACTAAAATGGGATGCAACATCCCACGTTTGTCTATCGAATCAAATAAAGCTGCAATCCACTTTTGTTCTGGTTCAATTCCGTATGTGTTTTTAGTATCAGACAGTTTTACTTTTATCAGTCTGTATGGGAAATGAATTTGATTTGCTTTTAAATGCATAAATATAAAACGGGGCAGCACCCTTGTGAGGTACCGCCCCTTACAACTTACCTATTAAGCAAGCTGATCACGATCAACTTCATCAGCACTTTCTGCAACGCCATCAACATCAACAACGATTGCATAAACACGGATTACTCCAGAAGTTACGTTAGCAGCAGCACAGATCAATTTAACATCGATTGTGTCTGTTGTTGTAACCAACTGTGTATAAGTTGTTTGTGCTGTATTGTTAGCACCGCCGTTTGAACCGGCAGCTAGATAGCCTGTTGAAGTAACAGACTGCCCGTCAACAATATCATCACCAGCAGCAAAGTCTACATCGACTGTAGGCGTAGTTCCGTTAAATGCTGTCAGAACTTCTGCGCCAGCAGCAACGATGAAGGTACCAGCAGGGATCTCAAGCACTTCAAAAACGTCACCGTTTGTGCAAGTGTAGTTTGAAATCTTGCTGATATCCAGTATTTCTTCAACCATGTATGCTTGTTTGCGTACATCAGGCAAAGCAGCAATGCTGTTAGCGGCAGTTGAAGAACGGGTAGAACCCAGACGAAGGTTAAATGTAGCCATTTATGTTTCTCCTTAAGCCACGTTGTAACGAGCAAGGGTAATTGCCTCAGGACGCAAAATCTTGCGACCATAGAGGTGCATACCACGCACAATATCAGCGAAGCTATCAGGATCACGATAGCTCTCTGTCTTAGTAATCTGCTGGGCAGTTGCTACAGCGGCGCTAGTACCAGCAACAATGATACCGAAGTTCGAAGACTGGTTTGCTGTGCCTGTTGTTCCCGGGCCTGTACCAATCTTGGGCAGGTTGTTGGAAACATAGACTTTGAAACCATGCAGGTTGTTGAGAACCAAACCGTTCAACAGGCCCGATCCACCGAAATCTGCATTCAATACACGGCTGTCCTCATCCTTAAGGACTTCAAGGAATACTGGATCGATAACGAGCCAGCGACCTGCTGTGTCAACAAACTGTGTATCCAACAGACGACCCATACGAGCAATGATAGCAAGCGGGGAAACTGTTGCGCCAGACGCTGCTGTTGCACCGGGGAAACGTGGAGCAATAGGAATCGAATGGGTTGTCGTAGCACCAGTTGTTGTGATGTTACCAAAGCTGGCTTTGCCAAGCTTCATCGAAGTCAACAACTCATCTGAACCTGCTGTCGTAACAGCTTTTGTTCCGGGAGCAGTTGTACGTGCTGTGCCTGCATTTGTGTTTTTGGTTGACTGCTCAAAGCCGCAGAGATAGCCAAGAACGTCTTGATCATACTGGTCACGCAAGCGATAAGCTGCACGATCAGATGCCATGGACATGAAGTTTACATGTGAGTGAGCAGCTTCGATATCGTCAAGCTTAAATGCAAAGTAGTTAGCTTGATCGACAACAAGCGTGAAGTCCTCATCATCAAGGTCTTGTGCTGTGATCTGTGTGCCACGAGCGTAGTCCTTAACAGTAACTTCTGGCTCTTTGATAATCTTAACGCTATCACCAAAGCTGGCGATCTCGCCAAAGTAGTCAGAGTTTGTGATTGCTTCAACAGTGGAAGCCTTGCGGAATGCAAGTTGTACGGATTTGGAATAGATAACTGGGGAAAAGTTACCATTCGGCAGGTTACCGTAACCAGCGGCGGTTTTAAATGCCATGATTATGTCCTCCTAGTAGACAATGAAAAAGTAAAGTAATTTAAGTTCACCCCATGTGAACTAAATTAATACGCTTAAACACTACCACCAGAGGCTGACATCGTTAGGTGCGTTATAGTAGAAGGTGCCCCCTCTTATATAACGGGCTGACAATTGTTCAGGTATATCCGTGTTCGTTGTTTTGCGCTACAAGTTTTGTATTGTTCTGGTTGGCTGTTGGCAGCGGCAGAAGATACAAAGAAAAAGGGCTATCTGAAAATCAGAAGGGGGTTACCCGTTCACCCTAAAACAGCAAAAGTACATTCGTGTACCCAGAGTTATACTTACTTTTCTGGGTTTGTCAAGTTTTTACCGTGCTCCACCTGACAAATCATAAACAAATTTACCAGATTTAATTGCAGCTTCAATCTCTGGCAGTAAAGCTTCGTATTGCTGGGCAGACATCCTATCCACCTGAGACTCCCGGAATACTCCGGTTTCTTCACTTTCAGGGGCAGAAGCACGGGAAGTACGGACACTTGTTGCTGCATCCTTTTCCTCTGACCTCTTAACCTTTTTGCTAGTAGCCAGTCCCATGTCAGCCTTATACAGATCAATTGCCCGTGCTGCTGAAATAGCATCCGTTTCATTGTCGTACAAAGCCTGCTGAACCCACTTGGGCTGTGCCTCTACCCACTCATGGAATTCATCTTTCTCACGGATCTTATCAAAGTCTGGGTGTAGGCGCATAAGTTCTGCCTCTGCCCGTTCTTTCAAAGTCTGTGCCTGCAACTCGTCTAGCTTTTTAAATCTTTCTTCTAAGCCAATAGACTGTTCTTTAGCTTTTTTGATTGCAATTGTTTCTACAATCTTAGCTACGTCTGGGTACTGCTTAGCCCATTCGTTTAATTCTGCTTCGCTTTTAGGAAGCTTAATCTGCTCTTTAGTGCTCTTTTCTAGTTGGGTTTTAAGTGTATCAATCTGGCTTTGTAGATCTGTTTGTAGCTTTTGACTGTGCCTACGAAGATCTCCGTACCGTTTCTTAAAACTCTTCTCTTCTGCAGAGGTTGGTTCTTCATCCATCTCACTAGTTTCTTCAGAAGGTTTCTCTTCTACGTCTGCCTTCTTTAAAGACTCTAGTTCCTTCTCCTCTTTTGCAATGCGCTCATCTAGAATAGACCGCTTAGCAAAACCCGTAGTTTTAATAAGCTCAACCTTGGGTGTATTATCAACAACAATTGCTTCACTCATAACTTCTCCTTGGGGCTAACAGTGGTATAGCTTTCGCTATAGGTATTAGGTAGCCATTACAAATAAGGGATTTACTTCTTCTTAGCCGCCAGTCCCTTGCTGGTTGTCGACTTTTTTTTCTTCTTAGCTGCTAATCCTTGCTTCGAGACTGCGTTGGTTTGCTTTGGTACTTTTCTATTTTTTCTTTCAATGAAGCCGCCACGGTAGTCACCATCGCCTCCACCGTCTCCACCTCCACCATCGCCTCCACCGTCTCCGCCTCCGCCATCTCCACCTGCACCACCATCAGAACCGGCACCTCCGTCAGAGCCTGCTCCATCTCCGTCACCGTCTCCATCCCCGTCACCATCACCGTCAGCAGAAGATCCAGCAGCAGATCCATCAGCAGATCCAGCAGCAGATCCATCAGCAGCAGCAGAGGCAGCATCAGCGGCATCGGCAGCAGCAGCCGCAGCATCGTCAGCAGCTTGACCAGCGGCAGCAGCAGCTTCACCTGCAGCAGCATCAGCGGCATCGGCAGCGGCATTAGCTGCATCGTCAGCAGCTTGCTGAGCAGCTTGATCCGCAGCTACACTTGCAGCTTGATCTGCAGCGTCATCGGCAGCTTGTTGAGAGGCTTGAGCAGCAGCAGCTTCAGCAGCTTCCGTATCGGCAGCTTCTTGTGCTTCTTGTTCAACCTGTGCTGCTAATGTTTGAGCAGCCTGCTCTTGCATAGCTTGTTGATCAGCAAAAGCTGCTTCCATCATATTGTCAACGGCTTGTGCCTTTTGTGCATCAATCATTGCTGAAGTTACACCAAAGGTTGCTAAGTCTGACTTTGCAACAGTTTCTGGCGTAGAGAAACTTGTAATATTGCCCTCTACATCAGCAAAAGTTTCAATGCCGGGAACTTGATTTGCAGCGGTGATTGCACCGAAAGATGCTGCTATAGCATTTATTTGTTGATCTGTTATTCCTTTTCCTATGGCACCCGCCACCGCTTTTGCAATAGCGCCAATCACGCCTACTGTAGGTGCTTTTTCTGCAATGCCCATTAAACCAAGACCAACGCTTTGTGCTGTAGAGCTAATGCCTTGTCCCGGACCAGTGCCTGCTCCCGTAGGTCCACCTGTTGTTGAACCCCCAGAAGGCCCACCAGAAGTACCGCCCCCACCTCCACCACCGTCCCCCATTGTTGGTACAGTAGGTGCAGCAGGTACTCCCGGAGCTTGTGTTCCCCCGCTACCTGCTTCTGGAGTTGTAGGAGTAGTTGGTGTTGTAGGTGTAGTGGGTGCTGTTGTTGCACCTGTAAACTCTGTGTACCCAGAAGGAATTGGCAGTTGCGGAACACCATTTAAAAACGGAATGAAAGTGGTCTGCCCCTGAGGACCAACATACTTTTTCATTTCGTACTGAGGTGCAGTTACAACACCACCAGTAGCGTACTCCCTTTCCTCTTCTTCTACACCACTAACAATTTCATCAATCTCAGATTCAAACTCAGCATCATCTTCCATTGTTGCTTCGTCTGCATTACTCATCTGTCCCATTGCATCCATCTTAGCTAAACCTTGCTTAGCTCCCTGACGCAACTTCATCAAACGATCAAGGCCGATATAACGAACAACATCAGCAGGAAATATAAATTCTCCTTCGCTGATCTTTGCAGGAATATCATCACGGACTTCTTCTTTCAAAGAGCCTGTAGGAACTTCATTACCAGAGACAGGATCTACAGAACCACCTTCCTGTAGCATTCCGCCTTCAGCAAGCATTCCACCTTTTGCAAATCCCGGAGGCATCTTCATCTGATTGTTATAAATCACAGGAGTAGGCGGCTCTGGTATAGGTGGCATTACCGCAGCTGTCTCAGGAGCTACAGTCTGCTGTGCGCTATTTGGTTGAAACGGATTATTTTTTTTCTGCATTGACTTGTTCTCTTAATTGTTTAAGCTTTCTTAGAGCTTGGATTGCACCTTGTGCTTGATGGATTTCAACCATGTCAACAGCTTGTTCAAGCTTTCTTTGATAAAGCAGAATATTTGATTCAAGTAATTCATTAAATGCTCCCCATTGTTTAGGTGTATTTACAAGAACTTTTAAACTACTTAAGTACTGTTTGTTTTCCATTTACTGTATTGGAGGTTGTTGTTGTGTTTGTGCTGCACTAAAGCCCTGCTCTCCCGGAGTTGGAGCCTGCCCTATGCCAATGTTTCCACCGCCAGTGCCTGCTGTATCTGAAGGCCCGGGAACTCCTTGCTGCTGTGGGGCAACTCCTGCAGGAACCGGAGGTTGGTTCTGCTGAATTAGTGCTGCTTGTCTTGCTGCTTCTTCAATGCTGTTAGTTACTTTGTCTGGATCAAGATCCATTGACTTAGCAATCTCTCTAATGATATACGTATACTTAGCAAATGGAGCAAGCGTAGGATTGTTTACAATCTGCAAGAACTGCATTAAGCGTTGGCTACGTACTTCATTAGCCATAAGGCTTTCTGTACCACGTGCCTTAACTTCTAAATCCCCTTTGATTTCTTTATCAAAGTCAAACTGCATATTGAAACTAAAGAAAGCCTCTCCAAGAGGACGTAGCAAGTAGTCATCAATGTTCTTGATAACAGTCTTAATGCCACCAGCAGCAGCATTCATTAGCATGCTGATACCTGATGCAGTACGTCCTACACCAGTTACACCTGTTTGACCGTGTGAGAAAGAAGGCAGACCAGTAGATTCATCTGCTAATACTCGTGCTTTGTCAAATAACTGCAGGTTCTCTTGGGATACGTTAGGGAACTTGGTACCAAAGATAGCCTGTCCCGGAGCACCGCCCTGCCTACGAAATACCTTGCCCGGGAAGATAGACATATCTTGTCCCGGCACTAAGTTTGTTTCATCTACTTCAAACACTAAGTTGCCAGATAGAACAGCATTATCGACTGCCATCCGCATGAAACCATTCATCAACGTCTGTGTGTCATCCATGTTCTCAGCAACACCTACACCAAACATAGAGTATGGATTGAGTTCGTATGGGACTACATAGTACGGAATCTTTGTGGGTTTAAATGGATTGAGAACCAAACGAATGATCCTGCCATTGCAAAGCCAGATGTTAGCTTGCAACTGATCCATGTCTTTAAACTCTGTAGGCATTTGAACATTGTTGTCTTCTAACATCTCACGATCAACAATGCCCCAATACTCCAGCACTTCAAAACGATTTACGCCGGTATCGGTTTGATAGTCGCTTAGATCATCCTCCCAATACTTCTTAACATAGTTCTCTCCCATGTCAATGACATCTTCAATGACATTAGCACGGAACATTGGGCGCTTCTTCAGGGTACGCAACTGACTGCGACTAAGCTTGTGTCTCTCGATAAAGAATTGAGATTCATCCATGTTGATTGCATCTGGATCTGTGTAAGCATTCCAAACACTTACATGTGAAGACTGTGGTACAGTTTTAATTGTTGGATCGTAGTTGCCTTCATCGTCCCAGTTTGCGTACTCTTTATCTACAGCAAACGGACCTTTCATAATACCGGTACCAAACAAAGCCAATTCAAATGCAGCAGAACGCAACTGCTTTGTAGCATTGCTTTCTTCTAACTGGTCATGAATCTTTTTCTCCATCTTCTTAGCAGCAACCATAGCTGGGCTATACGTCACTGCAGAGGGAGCTACTCCCGGACCTTCGTTTAGATTTTGAATACCAGACAACTCGTCTGTCAAAGGACCGAGTCTATCTACTAGATCTTTGTAAGTTGCTCCCGGAGGAAGATCTTTTCCATCACCACGATACCCGTAAGGAGAAAAGTTGGGAGCAGCGTCTCTAACTCTTTTTTCGTTAAGGTCAAAGTGAACATCTTCCACTACGCCTTCAGGTAGAACGGTAGGCTCTACGCTTAGTGGGAAACTGTTGTTAGCAAAAAGGACATCGATGATTTGTCCGTAAGCGGCTAGTACTTTTGTCTTAGTTACCTTAACAAATACTCTGCTCTTTTCTGCTTCGGTAAACTGAACGTCAGGTCCGTATAAGCCCCGATAGTTTCTGTAAGCTCTAATCCAACGGTCTTCATCAAACCGTCTAGCAGTTTCAGACTTATTGAATAAATCTAAGACATGATTAACCAAAGGAGAAACAATTAAACTTTCCTTTGAAGCATCAGATACGTCTTTAAGACTCCCGGCTGTATCTTCCATGTTGTTTTCTTTTGCCATTATCTAAGTCAATACCCCATAGTAGGATCGGCTGGTACAAACTGAGAAGGTCTTGATTTAGCTGGGTCATAGTCCCAAATACTAAATCGAGGTCTACTCATAACGCCATATCGTAAAGCATCGTACAAGTGATCAAAAGTTACCTTAGTGTCAATGTCTTCAGGATTACTTTTGTCTAGCGGTAAAATAGGTAGTTGAGCTATGAGATTTGTGCAATTGCTCATGATCACCAAACGTGGTTCTTCCGTAAACTCATCTACCTGTAATCTTCTATGTATTTCATTTTTGCCTGCCACACGAGAACCGGCAGACCTATCTGAGGGTCTCCACCTACATCCCTCTTTAATCATTTGCTCTGCTAGTGAAGGGCCAGTATCTCCCCTCTTGTGCCAGCAGCTTGAGTCGAGAACGCCATACCGAATCTGTCCATCGTTTTGCTCAAGTTCCATTACCATTCTTGCTAAGTCTTTTGCTAAGACTTTACTTACATACAACTCCCTGTAAACAATAATCTGTTCTGAAGGGCTTACAGCAAACCACAGTACAGCAGAAAAAGAACCATACCCATAGTCGCATGCTCTAAACTTGACCCAGTTACGTGGTATATCCGTGGGTTCGATAACATGTATCGATCTATTAAACTCTGCAAACGCTGCCCCTTCAGATACATCCCAGTTCCCTTCTAACAGTTGTTTACGTTGATGCTCAGGTAATGATAAGAGCATCGTTTCATAATCCCCCTGCTCAGCAAGGTAAGGATTATCTACTAGCATCGCAGGTATAAACCTACGCCTAAACAAAGGCTGACCTGCTTTACTGTGTCCTGCAGGATACGTCAGCGTCTGTGCAGTATCTATGTCTGTAGCCCAGAATGCTTTGTTGGGAGCAGAAGGATCAATAAACATCTTCTTAACCCACGCATGTCCGGGACCACCCGGGTTGGTTGTAGCTCTCATATACACCGGCAGATCTGATGCTGTGCTACGTAGACGAGACCGCATGTAGTTCCATGCAAACGGAGTACTCCACTGCGTCAACTCGTCAAACCCTACCCAACTAAATGCTAGACCCTGATACCGCAGTACATCTTCATCTCTATCCAGATACGAGAACCACAACCTTGCACCACTTGGTGCTATCCACTGCATCTTTCTTTCTGACCATTTGATGCCCGGGTAAATCTTCGGGTACATCTCTTGGCTTTTCCAAATCAGTTCTCGTAACTCTTCCGTGGTATGTCGCAATAACAATCCACTGAACTGTGGGTGTTGCATGTAACGCAATGGATCTGCAAGCATGGCATAACTCTTACCACCACCTGCTGCCCCACCATAAAGTACTTCACGTTCATTTGCTGCTAAGAAGGATGTCTGTGGTCCCGGGTTCGGCTTGAAGATTATGTTCTGCTCTTCCAGCGTTACTGCAGTGTTCACATCTACATCCGCATAACTTGTAAACTCGTCTTGTTCCGTCAGGATCAGTGGTGAGGTTGACGAAGGTTCTGTCTCGCTCTCCCCAGTCCTCTGCTCCAATTTGTTGGAGGACGCTTTGTTTTTTTGCCCCCGGCTTCTTTTCGTACCTCTCAGCGAGGAGGATCGCTTTCTTGTACCTTCTGGCCCAAGATCTGAGGGTGGATGCTTTCGTTTTATTGTACTGCTCATACCTCAGCCTTTGTAATAATCCTTTGTGCGATATCGATCTTCCTGTTAGTTTTGTTAACCACGCAGCTACTTGTCTAGACGTATGCTTCTTTAAATGCTTTCTAGCCTTCTCTAATGCTGCTAACTCTGTCGGTATCGGTTCATACACATCTGGATTATCTTCACATTCACGATAACCAAATGGAGGCTTAAGAGATCTATTGCTTCTTAGGTTTGGTATCTGAATCCAGTTATTCTTTTTTACTGCATCTACTGGTTGTGGCAGTAGCCACCTACCAATACTACTCCTCATCCTTATCTTTATCCTTAGGAGGAAGAATCATCAATCCGTTTGTTGCCTCTACCTGAACCTTCTCTGTCTTGACCAGACCAGTACGATCAAGGATCTCACGAGCAGCATTCATTTTTTCTTTAATGCCCAACTCAGTTGGGTCAAGAATTGCACCCGCCATAGCCACAGCAGCACGAGGAGCATTACGAGCCAGATATAGGTTTGTACGCTCAAGTACTTCATCTTTAATCGCAGATATGATGTCCACTGTAGGCGTATTGTCTGAATAGCCAGCCAGCTTTTTTGCAGTAACAGCATCGCCGTTAGCCTCCTCAAATAATACGTCTAAGAATTTCTTTTGACGGTCTGTTAAATTACGTGCCATTTGCTTCCCTTATTGAGCTTTCTCTATTGCAACGATATCCTATTTTGCTTGGTATGTTTTTCTCTTTTAGATAGTTAGCCATGAATATTGCTTTTTGTTCTCCATACTTTTTGCATTCTTGTTCTACTTCAAAGTATTTTGGAGTAACGTCTACAACTTCCTCACAGGGTTGAGTTGCAATGCATACCATCCACATAGCAACCCACATCATTCAGCTTTTTCTATTTCAACGGTAAAACGAACAAACAGTATATCAATGACAATATAATGTATCCCATCCAAATGTACATGTTCGAATCCTAACATACATCCTGTTATTAAGTACGCTGATAAGTTTATATTCACGCTAAGTTTGGATTAAAAAATTCTTCTGTTGAAAAAATAACATCAAAGTTTCCAGATGTATCAGTATAACAAACAAGTTTATCTCCAGAATGCAAATAAAACATTGCCCCGCCTTCAATTACACCATGTAAAGAATTTGATCCCATGACAAAAGCATTTAACAGATAGTCATATTGTGCTTTTTTATCATTGTAGTATTGAATACTAATTTTTTTATTTGCAGATGCACCAGAACTAATATGTAAAAACTTTAAAATTGAAGAAAAATTAGTAGGGCACTGATACAACAACTGAGCACTTGCTCCACTTGATGTAGCAGTTACATTAATACCGTCTGTATTAAATTTATTTGATGCTGAAATTAGTGCCATTAGTCTCTAAACTTCTTTACTTTTTTTGCAATGTCTTTAGGCTGACTCACAAACTGCTTTCCTGCTTTTGTTCCTTCACGCTTGGCTTTGGTTGTGGAGGCGTACTCAGAAGAAGACAAAGCTTTGATTGCTTTTTTAGGAAGGTATCGTTCCCCAGTCTCTCCTGAAGGCTTACCGGACTTAGTAGTCCACTCTTGCTTGGTCCACTTAGATAGGGACTTTTGCGCCTTTGTCTTTTCTCCTGTGTACCCACCGCCTTTATCCTTATATATCTTTCCTGCTAACTGCATAGCTCTGGCTGAGTGCTTGCCACCCATCTTAGCCTTGGCTTCTGCCTTAGCTTTCTCCCATAGCTTTTCGTTGGTACGTGCCATTACTTCTTTTTCTTTACCTTAGACTTGCCTGCCTCAGATAGGGCAATTGCTATTGCCTGCTTTTTACTGGTCACTTTTTGACCACTTGAGGATTTAAGTTTACTTTCCTTAAACTCACCCATGACTTTGCTGATCTTCTTTTCAGCCTTAGTCTTCTTAGCCATGCCCCCATCTTTCATGTAACCCATTTTGTTACGTACATCTTCTGGGAGTTTGGATAACCCGGGATTCTTTCCCTGATCTACTGACTTTAGCCCGGGCATATTATTTCTTCACTTTCTTCTTGGCACCTGCGTACTTGGTAGCTGTACTCTTTTCCATCTTTACAGGAATAATCAACATGCCACCTGCAGCCTTCTTAGCCATACACTTGCCTGCTGCCTTGCACTTAGCTGGGGTAGGACATCCCTTACATGGTTTGAATTTAGTCACACTGCCTCCTTTTGCCATTGCTGGCTTTTTCTTAGCTGGGGCAGTATCAGGCTCCTCCCCTACATAGCCATGCTTTTCTTTGCTTGGCTTATCCATGCCTAACTCTTTTAACATCTTCTCGTACTCAGCCCGGGGCATGGTGGCTGTCTTCTTACCCTTGTAGGTCTCAGGTACCATGATTCTTACTTACCTTTCTTAGGACCGTTAGGCTTCATTGAAGCACCACAGTTAGCCATACCACCTTTATTGTAGCCTGTGCTCATGCCGCCTTTGGCATAGCCTGTGCTCATGCCACCCTTAGCCATGGTCATTGGTTTTTTCTTTTTAGCCATCCCACCATGTTTAAACTCCAAGGACTCTTGCATCTGTTTCTTTTCTTTCTCGCTAAGCCCTTTACCCTTACGCTCCCGTGCCATGCCACCAGAAGTTTCTGCACCTTCTTCACGCATCTTGCGGTTCATAAGACGATCCAGTTTCTTTTCTTCACTGTCGGTAAGCTCTTTAGATTTCTCAATCTTCTTAAGACGAGCAATCTCATCGTCTACTTCTTTCTGGGCTGCTGCAGTGCCTTCGTCATACCCGGGAAGTCCCAAGAACTTCTTGGTACGCTCCATAGCCCCTTTTGCTAGTTTACTTGCTAATGCCATTTTACTTTCCTCTCTTGATGGGTTTTTTAATTGCAGGCTTTTTCACTGCGGGTTTTTTAGCTGCTACTTTTTTCTTAGCCATGCCGCCTTTAGCATAATCAGAAGGATCAAACCCCATAACATCTGAATCTAACTCTTCAAACTTTTTTTCACCGCTATAGTATTTTTTAAGTTCCCTAAGTTTAGGGCCAGTCATAGCTTCAAAATCGGGTTCTTTAGAACCACCAATAGCTTTGCTTCGTCTATTTGCCTCTCTACGATCTAGCTCAAAATCAGCAGCCTTGCCTCTATCTCCACCACTTTTACGTATTTTATTTAATTCTGCTTCTGTTTTATTTTGTAATTCCATAGCACGTACTTCTCTTTTAACACCTTTTTCTTCTGGATTTCCTTTAGCTGCTTTCATTTCCTTCTTAAGATAAGCAGCCATTTTTGCAGATATTGCCATTTTACTTCCCCTTCTTATGTTTCTGAGATTTAGGTGGTTGCTTGACCGATCCTCCCGACCCAGCCCACAATTCTTTATCCGCCCAGTACGCAGCAGACAACTTTCCTTTGGCAATGTTCTTGGCATGCCTTGCCTTAAAACTCTTTCTTGCCTCTGGGCTGTAGTTATGACCCATGCTGCTGTCACCGTAATGGATCAGCTTAACCTTGTCACCTTCTTTAGCTACAACCATACCCTTTTTCTCAGGTCTGTTAGATTTCTTTGGTTGGTTGTAGCCACTAAAACCTAACTTCTTGTACCTCTCTGGAAATTCTGATGGCATAAGTACAGATCCCTAGTCTTGTTTAGCTGTTGGTAGAACCTTCCTACTTTCTTTCCACCCTGAATCCTTCATGGCAGCTTCAACTTCTAGCAAAGTAGGTAAATAGCCCAGCCTAGCAGCTAGGGCAGCACGTACAAAGAATACATCGCTATGGTACAGATAAACATTTTGATGCTTATCTTCAATGACAGCACGGTAGTAGTCTTCTAAATAACTTGTTTCACGTAGTTGTATTGATTTTTTAGCCACTGTCAAGGAAAACTTTCATAAAAGCAGATACAGAGGCAGGAAGTACAGAGGGTGTACCCGAATTATAACACAGACAGGAAGTACGTGTAAAGGGTTAGGAAGTTAAAGACTTCTTTAATACGTATTATTGGATTAAAGAGTACTTTAAGTGAGACATTTAAGTGTGGTAGATAAGTGTAGTAGTTAAAGTGTATGTGTGTTTTTTAGTATTAATATCTTAAGTGTTTATTTAAGTGTAGTATTGTAAGTATTATTATAAGTTTTATATTGTAACTGTAGTATTTACAGTTATATAGTATTAACACTTGCTTTTTTTATCACCTAACAGTGATATGTTATATGCTTTTTTAGGATCTTGTCAAGTACTTTCTTCAATAAGCACTAAAAACTGTACATTTTCTGTAGTAAAAGTACAAATATAGCCCCATGGTACCTTCTTCATGGTCCATGTGTACCCCCTTGTGAGGCAGTTTTATGAGGTAGTTCTATGTATGCGTGTTTTCTGCCTAGTGTGCAACTGCTAACATAGATAAAAATTATGGTTACTGAGGGTATTTTTGTGCATATTGGCTGTGATTATATAGGGACATACCGAAAGTGGATACCTGATCTGTGTATTAGGCTGTATACAGTAGCGCCAGACCCCCCACCGGCCCACGCCCGGGCACACCCGCAGGTGCAAGCACATATGCGCCATGATGCCAGCGCAATACGAGCATTATGCTAGCGTGTTACAGATTAAATGCTTTTAAATCAAGGACTTAGCATCGGATTAATAACTGATATAAAATCAGTTAGCCGGTAAAAAAGCACAATATCTACTGGTCAAAAAGTGACCACCTGAAAAGGACACCCCAGTCGGTGTATGGTTTCTATACACCACCCTCAAAACCAGTCACCTCCCATAATCACTTTCCCTAATCACCTTCGGTGCTTCTTCACATCCCATATCCCACCTTCGGTGAAAGATTAAGTGCCGAACATTCGACACTAAAAC